GAGGCAATCCGTTAGTTTTTTATTTCTTCAGCCTGTTCCTCAGTACGGAACAATGCAACCTGACCGGCTTGCGCCTGAATGTCTTTGAACAGTTCAGGAAGATCAGTGAGGAACTTAACTGCGTTTTCTTTATTGTATGGCAGAACGTTACCGGTAGGATCAAGGATACCTTGAACATAAACAGGATTTGAATCAGTGCCGTTTTCTTTGTCCTTAACTTCCATATCCAGAATTACGGCATCAACATAAGTTTCAACCATAATACCGCTTGCAACAGTTTCATCCATCGAATCAATTTCAATTTGACGCTTGAATGGTTTGAGTCTGGCAGTAAGCAGTTTACCAAACTTTTTGTTAGCTCCACCGGCACGAGCAATCTTAACACGGAAGTCACCGTAGTCAAGAATTACACCTGTCGTTTCCATATCCTTGTCTGTTTTGAATACATCATACGGATTTGCCATTTGAATCTCCCCTTTATGCTTTAATTAAGCCACTTCTCAGCGGCTTTTGTGAAACCAGCCTTACCTTGCTATACCCTACATACCCCCCTTGCCGCTTACCGGCGGTAAAGGGGGGAGCGAACTCCCCCCACACGGCAGGGGAGTACCGCGCCGCCAATCCTATACCTCACCTATTAGGCAAAGTAGTCAATCTGAATCGTTTTACCTGCGTACATTGCAGGGGATGAAATGTCGGGGTTGCCTTCGATTTCAAAGTCAGCCATAACATCCTGTCCAGGTCCACCGGCAACAACTTTAGGATTCATGATTGTTGCGTTGCAGAAGGTAAGTACATAACCCTTTGTAGCGGCGGCGGAAGGTGATCCGTCCAGTGCATAGAACATGATCGGTCCGGCTTGCTCATTGGTGTACTGTTGGAACAAAGTAAAATCCTTGAAGTACGTTGAAAGCGAACCGGTAACAAGCATCTTACCACCACGCATACCGAGAGCAGAAGTGGAACCAATACCACTCTGTGATGCGGCACCTTCTTTGTTCCACTTGAGGCCGAGCTTCTGAACGATAGCGGCGATTGCGGCAGGTGTTGCTGATGTAGTGCCGGTATCAACACCGCGCCATACTGTACCAATACCTTTTACAGAATCAACAATAGTACCCGTAGGTGCATTGGCAAAAGTAGGAGTAGTAAAGAAGGTCATGTCGCTTGCAGAAACTTCCTGCTTGTTGAGGAACGCCAGTGTACCTTTCAGGTAATCACCTACTCCAACGTCAAGAGAGCCACCTGTGCAGAATGCTCCAGGATAACGCAGGTTGAGGGTTGCGCTCAACTGCTTGAGGAACGTATGGCTTGTGAAGGTTGTACCGTTACGAACCATTGAACCCTTAATAGTTGTAACACCCATCTCAGCGGCGGTCTTAGTAACAGGAACAGGGTTTGTTACAGCTACACTTGAAACACAATCCAATGTAAGGATGGTTGCGGCAACTGTAACAACACGAGCCACAAAGTTGAACGGGAGTGTTCCTGTACCGTTTACCTTGATGAACTGTCCTTTTACGAATGGGTTTGTGGTGGTGAATGCACCGTCAGATGCAGTAAGGGTAATAATCTTTGTAGAATCATTACCAGCACTGAGGGAACAGGTTGCCGCGCCTGTAACAAGCGTAATAGGTGCCGTCCAAACACCACCCAAAGATGCGGCGAGCAAATCGTTGTGAGTACCGGCAGAAACCGAGAAGTTCAACGAACCAGTTGATTCTTCCTTGGTGGTAATAGCCGCACTAGCTTGTCCAGAAGGATCAATTTCATTCGGGCGGGTACGTGATTTAGAACCACTGAAACCTTCCGAATCCAAACGAATCTTTTTGAACGCCGGTGAAGCTACGGGGGTAGTACCCCACGTTACTTCTTCAATGTAGGACATAATGAGATCATTGCTGTCCAATGCCGCTTGATAACCAGTAGTTGCCATTTGTGCTTCCTCCCTTTCTTAGTTTTGAATTAATCCTTGTATTCGTAAACACCATCAGAAACAAACGTTGCTTCCCGTACCTCGTCCGGTGCATATACCTTGACCGGTTTTACTTTTTCCTGTACAAACTCCTCAGGGATGGTTGTGGTTGTGGTAGTCTCCTCGATGATGATATCTCCCTTTGCCATATTGCTCTCCTTTTCTAAAGTAGTTCATCCCTTATAAATGGAATGATACAATTAACCTGATAATAGCCGGAGCCGTCAACGCCTACTTCTTTTATACGTGGTGATCTACATCTTATATTTGTACCACACCAACCTCTGAATATAGCGGCAACTTCATCCGCTCTTTGAAACGCTATTGCATCGCCAGTACCAACCGGTACGAATATTTGAACGTCTATCGAACCAACATTACGATAGTTGTTTAATTCTGAACCTATTGTAGTACGTCTATCACTACCACCACTTATACGGAACCTCAACCACGGAGCGGGAGGGGATGGTAATGTGAATACTACGTTAGGTAAATCAACAGGGGTACGGTGAGCCCACACTGTATTAAACCTTGTTTTCAGTTCTGTATTTTGTGTTTGATAGCTCATAATTGATCCGCAAACTCCTGAAGGTCATTCAATGCGTGAAACACCATTCCGGTAGGTGCCTGTTTGCTATGCCCGTCTTCTAGTGCTTCAATTCCTGGAGCATGATTATAAAGCCATATGAAAGGTAATGGTGGTAACTTTGTGATTGAAACTATATCATGTACGTCAAAGTATGCAGTACGTGGCATAGGTGCATATTTGCCGCGCTCATGTTCAGGATACATACCAACAGCACCGTGAGTAGGTGGTGTAGAACCTATGTGTACTCCCCAATTAGCACGGTGCCATCCTGTATCTTTTGGAGTTCCAGGATGTCCATCTGTTATGCCGTCATAAAGGTTTAAAGTAATACGTTTAATCAATGAATTGAAATTCTCAGGAACAACCACTTCCTGAAAGTGTTTAAGATCGAGAACAAACTTATCAAGATCAGTAATCATTGACGAATCCTCACAGTGTATATCAAAGCAATACCTCCTGGAGCTAATACATCAACAGGGGGTATCCTACCAAACCCATCTCCATCCGGAATAAACCACACGCCATCATACAACGTAAACTTATCCCCAACTTGAGGCTTTACAGTTAAGCTCTTTGCCGATATCAACAGTTTCTTTTCACCGGCTTGCACAAGGGATGCGGCAATAACACGAGCGTCATATAATTCAATTAATCCGAAACAGTTATACGTGGTGGTGGTAGTTGCACCAGCCGCACCTGTGTTTTCATCAATGGCACCACCAACTGTACGAGTCATAACAATAGGCATACCGTAACGTTCGATTAGCGGTCCTGCCGTCTTGTCTCTTAGGTTTTCATAGAATGCATCACTCATTGGTGGTTTCATCCGTTGAGATAGTATCAGCAATATAGTCGTGCATTCCAACAGTAAAAGCAGGATTAGAACTTACATCGATAATACCGCCACCGTAAACCAATATAGCCATGTTGCTTGAGGCCATGTCGTTAAGTTCTTTAGCACGAGCGGCATAGAACTTAGCCCTATCCCCGTATTCCTCAGAAATAGGTCCAATCTTTACTGATATTTTTAATCTGGCAAGATTAGTAGCAATACCAGAAGCTATTAAACTTGCCGCATTATAAATATTAGTCTTGAGCAATAACGCCCAGTCTATTTCTTCATCCGTAGATAATTGATCAAGTTGGTCAGTATCCCCTACCAGAAACCGTACTGCATCTTTATTTGATTTTGATGGGTCACCGGAATAAGTCCAACTCATAATTATATCCTTTATAAAAAGTGGGGTTGATATTATCTCGCCCACTTTCTTAGTTGTACAGAATCAATCAATTAAGGCTTGTAATCTCCGGCAACCGTTTTACGAGAAACGTTTACCTTACCAACTCCAGGAATTGATGCGGCAACATACAACAGAACAGGGGTTACGTCATCCTGAATTGTCATAGTGAGCTTTCCTGTTGCCAGTGTAACGGCTCTGAACGCTTTAGCGGCGGTCAGGATACCCAACACTGTACCGGATGCGGCTTTAGCGGCAACTGCTCCAGAAGCACCAAC